CTCACCCAGGAACTGCAGCTGCCCCTGGTGCGTCGTCTGATGTACGTGCTGCGCAAGCAGCGCAAGCTGCCGGCGTTCCCCAAGAGCAGCGAGAACGGCCAGCCCCTGGTGAATCCCAAGCCTGTCACTGGCCTTGAAGCAATCGGCCGTGGTGATGACAGGAACAAGTTGATGGAGTTCATCATGACGGCGCAGCAAGCGCTGGGCCCTGACATCATGGCCAAGTTCCTGAACATCGACGAGGCACTGCGTCGCCTTGCTGCAAGCGGATCTATAGACACCACCAACCTGGTGAAGACACAAGAGCAGTTGGCAGCAGAGCAAGAACAAGCTATGCAGATGCAGCAACAAGCGTCTCAGCAAGAGATGCTTATGGCTGGTCTCAAGTCACCGGCCATGGCACAAGTGGCCGCTAACTACACGCAACCTGGAGCCCCTTATGGCCCGCAGTATTCAGAAGAAGCAGGAGTCCCAGGGCCCCAGCCCAACTCCCTCCCCAACATCCAAGGTCGAACCGACACAAGTCCAACAGGCCCCATTGGCGAGCCTGGGGCAGGAGCCGTCGAAGGTCCCGCCGCACCCGGTCTCTGACGTCATTCAGATTGGCGCCATCCCCGAGCCCGAACCTGTCCCCGTCGAGCGCCCAACTGTGAGCGTCGACGACAAAGGAATCATTCAAATCAACTGAGGTCTTTATGCCCGAAGCAATCACCATCAAGCAAGATCCAACCCCAGCGTTCTCAACAGACGATCAAGCACAGCTGAGCCCAGACGACAAGGTCGAGCTGCAGGGTGAAGAGCCCCGCCTGCTGGCTGGCAAGTACAAGTCACCCGAAGACCTGGAGAAGGCTTACAAGGAACTGGAGAGCAAGCTCGGCCAGTCCAAGCCTGAGGCCCCCGAGGCCGACGAGGTCGAAGCAACCGACGACGAGGTCGAACAGGTTGAAGCTGAAGCAGGTGATGCCAAGGAGATCTACGGCGACTACATCGGCAGTCGCCTAGAGGAAGCCGGCATCGACTTCGGTGACATGAACACCCGCTGGCAACAGACGGGTGAGCTGAGCGAAGCGGACTACGGGGAACTGGAAGGCGCCGGCTTTACCCGGCAGATGGTGGATGCCTACCTGGCAGGCCTGCAGTACACCGCCACCCAGGACAACGAGCTGGCTGCTCAGCAGATCAGCGACATCAAGTCGCAGTACGGCGGCGAAGAAGGCTATGCAGCCATGACTCAGTGGGCGGCAGAGAACCTGTCGGAGACTGAGATCGGCGCCTTCAACAAGCTGGTCAACACCAAGGATCCAGACCAAGCACGCCTTGCAGTCGCTGGCCTTTACAGCCAGTACACCAACGCTGTCGGACGTGAGCCCAAGCTGCTGGGTGGCCGTGCACCTAAAGCATCGGGCGAGAAGTTTGAGTCGACGGCCCAGGTGGTTGAGGCAATGTCGGATCCGAAGTATCAGTCCGATCCTGCTTTCCGCAGGAAAGTGCAAGAAAAACTTGCTCGCTCAAATGTGCTCTAGCCTTTGACGGCAGAGCGGACTAGGCCCCCAACCGGGGGCTTTTTTATTGACGCATTGCATGCTTATCATTTGTCTACCTAGACCTTCTCACGGAAACGACGGCCCTCTGCGGAGGACACCCCCAGTGGAAGGAGGCGCGGTCGGGGTGACAACCCAACTTTTCTAGGAGACCAGCAATGGCTGCCCCTAATTTTGACGCCTCGCGTCTTGGCCTAGTCAATAACACTGGCAACGCCAATGACGCACTTTTCTTGAAGGTGTTTGCCGGCGAGGTGCTGACCGCCTTCCGCAAGGCAACTATCTTTGAAGGACTGCATACAGTCCGCACGATCAGCTCAGGCAAGAGCGCCCAATTCCCCATAATTGGCCTCGCCTCAACTTCGTATCACACCCCGGGCACCATGCTGACCGGGTCGCAGATCAAGCACGCTGAAGCTGTCGTCAACATCGACGACAAGCTGGTTAGCCAAGTCTTCCTGGCTGACATTGATGAAGCCAAGAATCACTACGACGTGCGGTCGCAGTATTCGGTTGAGATGGGCAACGCCCTGGCCTATCGCTTTGACCAGAACGTCGCAGCGATGATCGCCAAGGCTGCACGTACTGCAACCAACTTCAACACTGATCTGCCCGGCGGCACCCAGATCAACATCACCGCCGCTTCCAAGGCCGCAATCACTGGCGCTCAGCTGGCAACCACGTTGTTCAGCGCAGCCCAGAAGATGGACGAGAACAATTTGCCCCAGGACGGCCGCTACTGCGTGCTGCCTCCTGCGCAGTATTACAAGCTCGTCCAAGAGACCAACGTCATCAACCGTGACTGGGGCGGCCAAGGCGCTTACGCCGACGGCACCGTTCTGCGCGTGGCTGGCGTCGACATCGTCATGTCCAACCACCTGCCCACCACCAACCGTTCTGCGGTGACTGGTGAGAACAACGCCTACAACGCTGACTTCACCAACAGCGTTGGCCTGATCTTCAACAAGCAGGCAGTCGGCACCGTGAAGCTGATGGATCTGAAGATGGAGCAAACCGGCTCCGACGTGCATGCCCTGTGGCAAGGCACCTTCATGGTCGGCTCTATGGCACTGGGCACCAACGTCCTGCGCCCCGACTGTGCAATCGAGATCACCACTTCCGCCTGATCGTTGCTACTCAGGGGGCTACGGCCCCCTTTCTTTTTTTCTTTTGGAGTCTTGCTATGGCTCAAGCTCGCACCAGCTTCTTGCAAGCCGTGAACCGTGTGCTGCAGATGATGGGCGAGGCGCCCGTCAACAGCTTGGACGGTCAGTTCGGTTTGGCCAAGCAAGCAGAAGACACCCTGAACGACGTCAGCCGCAAGTTGCAAGCAGAGGGCTGGTCGTTCAATACCGACTACGAGCGCACCCTGGTGCGTAATGCCAGCAATCAGATCGAGGTGGGCGACAACGTCAGCCGTGTGGTGGTTGACCCCTACCTGTACTCAAACCTGGACGTCGTGCAGCGCGGCAGCAAGCTGTATGACCGACGCAACAACAGCTATACCTTCACCGTAGACCTCAAGGCAGACGTCACCTACATCCTGGAGTGGGACGAATTGCCGGAGCATGCTCGCCAATACGTGATGACTCGCGGTGGTCGTCAGCTCCAAGAGGCAATCATCGGCAGCGCCGATCTGACCCGCATGAACTTGACCCTGGAGCTGGAGGCTCGCAGTCAATTCTTGGAAGAGGAGACCACCAAGAGCGAACACAGCATGCTGCGTGGCAATCCGAACCATACAGGTGTAATCAGGACCTATCTGCCCAGCCGTGCGATTGCGCGTTAAGCCATGCCTCTCGTCAGCAGCTCGATCCCCAACCTGATCAATGGGGTCAGCCAGCAGCCAGCGGCGCTGCGTCTGGCCTCACAAGCCGAGTCAGTCATCAACTGCATGCCCAGCCCTGTTGAAGGGCTGAAGAAGCGTCCGCCGATCTACCACCTGAACCGGATGTTTGCCGGCACAGCCGGGACTGGTCGTCCGTTTGTGCACATCGTCGATCGAGACGGTGCGATCCGGTATCTGCTGTTCATTACTGACGGCAACATCCGGGTGTTCGACCTTGATGGGACAGAGCAAACCGTCACCACCCCTGACGGTGTCGGCTACCTAAACATCAACAACGCATCTGACCCGTCCAATCAATTCCGGGTGGCGTCAGTCGCGGATGTGACCTACATCGTCAACCGTGAGGTGGAGGTGGCCATGTCTGCGGCCACGTCAACCAACTGGGGCACCAGGTCCATGGTCTTCTGCAAGACCGCGGACTACGCCACCACCTACAGCATCACGGTCAACAGCACGACGGTCAGCTACACAACGGCCAACGCTGGCGGCTCCAACCCAAGCACTGTTGACATTGCCAGCAACCTGGCCAGCAGCCTGTCGTCAGCCCTTGGGGCGGGCTGGACCATCGCTGCTCAGGACTACGTCGTCACGATTGAGAAGAACGACGGTGGTGATTACACCCTGAAGGCGACCGACACCCGCAACGCCGAAGGAACCATCCCAATCAAGGGCACGATCGACACCATCACTGAACTGCCCCTGTTGGCTCAGCATGGGTTCACCGTCAAGGTTGCAGGCAGTTCGTCAACCAACTTCGACGACTACTACGTCCGCTTTGAAGCCAACGCTGGCAGTGGTTTCGGCCATGGCACCTGGCGGGAGACGGTCGCACCAGGGATTGTCTTTGAGCTGGACGCAGCCACCATGCCGCACGTGCTGGTGCGCAATGCCAACGGCACGTTCACTTTCCAAGAGTTCGACTGGTCTGGGCGGGTGGCTGGTGATGCAAGCACAGCACCGGAACCCAGCTTTGTTGGCAGCACGATCCAGAACGTCACGCTGTTCCGCAACCGCTTGGTGCTGCTGGCAGACGAGAACGTGATCCTGTCTGCTGCTGACAGCTATGACCGCTTCTTCCCGGAGACAGTGCAGACGGTCGTTGATAGCGACCCGATCGACATCAGCACTGGCGGTACAGAGATCAACTTCCTGGTGAGCAGCCTGGCCTTTGCCAACACGTTGCTGCTATTCAGTCGACACGGTCAGTTCCGCCTGGACACTGGCTCCACAACTGTTGGCACCAGCCTTACGCCCAGGACCGCGACCATTACTGCCATCACTACGTTTGAGATGCAGGCGACGGTCGACCCAGTGGGTGTTGGCCGGATGGTCTACTTCGCTATCCCTAAGGGTGAGTTCAGCGGACTGCGGGAGTTCTTCCTGCCAGACGCCAGCGGCCCGGTGCCCCTGTCGGAAGAGGTCACAGCTGCTGTGCCGCGGTTTGTCCCCGGCAACCTGTCCACGCTGGTGGCATCAGTGTCGGAGGAAGCGATCGTTGCACTGAGTAGTGACGAGCCTGATCGGGTCTACCTCTACAAGTTCTTCTTTGAGGACGACACCAAGCTGCAATCCGCCTGGTCCTATTGGCAGGTGCAAAACGCCAAGGAGATCATTGGCGCCGACATCCTGGACAGCGACCTGTACCTGGTGGTCGAGTACAGCGACGGCGTCTACCTGGAGCGTGTGGCCCTGCGCCCTGAGACCGTCGACTCCAACACCAACTTCGAGATCCTGCTGGATCGCAAAACAACAGAAGCCAACTGCTCTGTTGCGCTGACCACGCCTGCCGGCCTGGATGTTCAGTCCACCATCACGCTGCCGTATCCAATGGGTGCGGTCGGAACAATGGTTGTGGTCGGGCGCTTCCAAGCTGGCAACACCATCCAGCACGGCCAAGTGCTGTTCCCGATTGGTGAAAGCTTGAACGGCGGCGCTAGTGGCAACGGCACCATCACCGTTCGCGGCGACCTGACCAGCGCCAACTTCTACGTCGGGGAGCTTTACAACATGACGTATGAGTTCTCCACGCCATACCTGAAGGAACAGCCAGCAGGTGGCGGCATTGCCGTGGCAGCAGGCCCTCGCTTGCAGCTACGCACCTGGTCAGTGGTCTTTGACGACACGTCGTCATTCCAGCTGCGCATCACCCCGCAAGACCGTGACGCTCAGACCTATCCCTATGAGGGCCTGACGGTTGGCGACGGCACTGTGCTGATCGGCGCTCCGCAGCTGGCTACCGGCAAGTTCCGCGTCCCAGTCATGGCGCAGAACACAGAAGCCAAGATTGAGATAGTCAGCAACAGCCCTCTACCGTGCAGGGTGCAATCAGCTGAATGGGAAGGGTGGTATCACAGCCGTGCCAATCGCCTGTGAAGACGGGCTATCAAAGACGGGCCACGATTGATGACGTGGCCTTTGTCGCTGATGAGATGCGGCCGGAGGACGTAGCTGAAGTCCGGGCACAGTCGGGCCACTCCCCGCGGGAGGCATTGCTGTTCTGTTTCTTTATGA